TATAAAGAAGCAACAGAACAAGAAATAAAAGAATGGCAAGAAGGTGATAGGACTTGGTGGGCTGATAGAGCTCTCCATTTTGTAGCGATAGCAACAGTAACCCAATTCCTTATGCTTGGATTTATGGGTTTATCCTTTTATCTTATACAACTTGGATCACAAGTATAATGAATATAGAAATATATAGTAAACCACAATGTCCATACTGTGATATGGCAGAAAGAATAGCACAACAAGTAATACAGGAGTCTAGTCATAAATACCAAAAATTTATGCTGGATGTAGATTTTAATCGTGAAGAGCTTATGGATAAATTTCCAGGCGCAAGAACTTTTCCTCAGATCATCGTAGATGGAGAAAAGATTGGTGGTTATACAGAATTTAAGGCTCTAATCGATGATAAAAATTATTAATTGTCCAGAATGTTTAAGAACTTCTGAAATTATTTCAGAACACATCGAAGGCGATAGGTTTTTAGAACCAAGGTTTTGTCCATTTTGCGGATACGAGGATATAGATGAATATGATGAAGAAGATATTGATAATGACCCTGATATGTAGTGGTTGTTCTACAATAGAAGTACTGCCAGGATTATGTTATAGTGATGCTAAACAAACACATTTATGCGAGCAACCAGCTCCATTAGATCCAGAAACAGAAGAATGCATACAAAAGGGCGATTGTAAGTATGTATAAATACTTATATGAATCAATGGATTTATAAAGGTAAGACATATGAACCGCCCGTAGATTTTTCTACAGATGATTATTATGGATTTGTATATCTTATTACTAACAGAGCAACAGCAAAAAAATATATCGGAAAGAAGTTCTTTTGGTCTAAAAAGACTTTACCAAAAACAAAAACCCGTAAACGAAGAAAGATTACTTATGTCGAATCAGATTGGCGTAAGTATCATGGCTCGAATCGTGTTCTGAATGAAGAGATTGATGTTGCTGGACATGATTTTTATTACAGAGAAATACTACATCTGTGTAAAACTAAAGGAGAATGCGCTTATATGGAAGCAAAAGAACAATTCGAACGAGATGTTCTACTTACAGATGAATACTATAATGGTATAATAAGCTGTAAAATAGGCGCTCAGTCAGTAAAAAACTTAAAATAATCGTTTACATTTGCCACGAAATGTGGTATAATATACATATGAAAGAAAAAAATAACGTGATTCCTTTCCCAATGGACCGTATACCGGGTAGTAAAGAAGAAAAAGAGCTAGAACAACACAATATATTCGAAGATTCTGTATCACTTGCTCAATATATTTTCGAAGGTATCGATGCTATGACACAATCAGAAGAGATAGCTGAATACCTAAACGAGTTTGATGCTAAAGCAGAAGGTACTCAAGAAAATAAAGATATGTGGGTTATACTTAATATGCTAGCAGCAGTTATTGTACGTAATAAAGGTGGAGAACATTTTTTTATTCGAGAGCTAGATCATTTATATAAAGAACTTAAAATGGTTGATGCTGGATTTGAACCGTTAGATGAAGATGGAGAAATTTGGTTTGAACCATGGACAAAAGAACTAGAAGATCAAGTTGATACTGAATTTAAACCATCAACCCCAGAAGAATTTGAAGAACATTGTAGACAATTATATGGTGATAGTATGCCTGATATTGAAGATTTACAAGAAACAGTAAAACGTGAATTAGAAGAACTAAAAAAAAATTCTGAACTAATTTTTGATTCGGGAGAGAAAGATAATGATACTACTTGATTATAATCAAATTGCTTTATCGAATATTATAGTACAAAAGATAGATGATGAAGCTCTTATAAGGCATATGATACTTAACAGTATTCGTATGTATAATAAAAGATACCGTGAAGAATATGGCCAAATGGTTATATGCGCTGATGGAATGAATACTTGGAGACGAGATTACTATCCTGAATATAAAGCATCTAGAAAAAAATCTAGAGATAGTTCAGGTATGGATTGGAATGCTATTTTTAATTCATTAAATATGGTAAGAGAAGAAATTAAAGAAAATCTACCATATAAAGTTATGCACATGGAAGGTTGCGAAGCAGACGATCATATTGGTGTACTTACACTCTTTACTCAAGAATTTGGACAAGATGAACCAGTAATGATTATATCTTCTGATAAAGACTTTATACAATTACAAAGATTTAAAAATGTAAAACAATATTCACCCATACAGAAAAAAGCTGTAGTAGATAAAAACCCTAGAAAATATCTATGGGAACATATATGTAGAGGTGATAAAGGTGATGGTATACCTAATGTTTTATCTCCAGATGATTGCTTTACTGCAGAATTAAGACAAACACCATTACAACAAAAACTTATCGATACTTGGTTAGAGGATGAAAGTATTATGCCGACTGAAGTTCAAAGAAACTTTACTAGGAATAAAACTCTTATAGATTTAACTCAAATACCTGAAGTCGTAAGTCAAACTATTATAAATAATTTTAACGAGCAAAAAACAGCTCCAAAAATGAAAGTTCTAAATTACTTAATTAAGAAAAGATGTAACATGTTGATTGAATCTGTGGAGGAATTTTACAATGGCTAAGCCTATCATGATATCAGAAATTCTAGAAAAAGCTGGACAGCTTAAAACTAGAGATGAGAAGAAAGAGTTTCTTCTTCAAAATAATTCAAAACCCTTAAGGAATATATTAAAAGGTGCGTTTGACAAATCAATCGTATTTAATTTACCTAAAGGAGAACCGCCGTATCGTAAAGACGATGCACCGAAAGGTTATGAAATGAGTAACCTTTATAAACTATCACCAAGATTTAAATACTTTAATACACCAGGAGTTGGAGATCAATTAGTACCAGCTCGTAGAGAAAAAATGTTTATCGATATGCTAGAAGCACTGCACCCTAAAGAAGCAGAATTAGTAATAGCAATGAAAGAAAAAAAGCTAGTTGGAAAATATAAAGGTATTACTAAGAAATTAGTAGTAGAAACTTTTCCTACATTGATAGCTGATGGGAGTACAAGTTCCGAGAGTGAAGAGGAATAGGTACTAAATATTAACTAAACAACTAAGGAGGTCACACTTAAATCTCAATATTATGTTTTAATAATCATTAAAGGAGATTCTATGAATGGAATTAACAGTCTCAGAAGAGACATTTTGGATATAAAACATTATCAATATAGACTTAAGAGTCGAGGGAAAGATAGATTAGCTGCAAGAGCTCAACGAAAGAAAGAGAACTTAAAAGCTACTATCAATGATTTGCAATACGGAGATAAAGGAGGATTGACTTAAACAAAAACACAGTGAAGGGCCAATGCGCATTGGTCCTTTACATTTGACTGAAAGTGTGGTATAATATATATTATGAATATTTTTATTTTATCAGATGAGCCAACAAAAGCAGCTCGAGAACATAACGATAAACATGTCGTTAAAATGATTCTTGAGTCAGGACAAATGCTGTCAACTGCTCATCGAATGCTCGATGGAAAAGAGTATATAGAAAAATCTCGTACTGGAAGAAATGTACGTAGATGGAAACATCCTGATTCAAATATGGAAAGTACTTTATACAAAGCTGTTCATATGAATCATCCTTGTACTATCTGGACAAGGGAAACACAAGGTAATTATTACTGGCATTTTGAATTATTCAAAGCATTATGCGAAGAATATATTTATCGATACAAAAAAATACATGCAACTCAAGAAAAACTAATGGAACTATTAAGCCATCATCCAAAGAATATATTGGATGCTGATCAAACACCATTTGCACAAGCAATGCCAGATTACTGTAAGAATATCGATGCAGTAAAAGCTTATCGCAAATATTACATACATGAAAAAAATGGATTTGCTAATTGGAAAGGCAGATCAAAACCAAGGTGGTATAATGCCTAATTATGATTTCTTAAATACTGAAACTAATGAAGTAGTTGAAGTAACTATGAAAATTGCTGAACTTGATGATTATAAGAAAAATAATCCTCATATGAAACAACAAGTAACCGCTCCAAATATGATATCAGCGCTAGATGGAGCAACGCTTAAAAAGGCTGGAGATGGCTGGAAAGAAGTACAAGATAGAATAAAAGGTGGAATGCCACCAAGATTAAGAGGAAATATAAAAACAAAATGAAATATATAAAAAAACCAATAATGTTTGTGATTGATTGCTGGAGAATTATAATGGACAATAGGTATAATCCATTAAGACATATTGGTGATCCATCAATACAAGCTTATTTTACCATGGCATTATTTATTATGTGGAGTGCTTATTTTGGAATTGTAGCATGGGTTTGGATTGGATGGGAGAACTATAGTATAGTATCTTCTATCTGGGTACACTTAGCTGTAATTATTCCTATAATGGTAACAAACATGACATTCAGATCAGCTGAAGAAAATGGTAGAGTTTGGGTCAAAGATTGGAATAAATATAAAACCTTTAAGGAAAAGAAATAATGGAGTTTAAACATGAACCAATTGATCTTGGATATAATGACTTGGTGGCAGTTACTTCTAAGTCTGGTAGAGTCTACACCGATCCTGATAATAATACTTATCCTAGTATTACAACTGTTCTTTCGATATTAAGCGAAGATGCAATTAAAGCATGGAGAGCAAGAGTAGGACCTGAAGAAGCAAATAGAATTAGTAGAACAGCAAGTACTCGTGGTACTGCAGTTCATGATTTATTAGAACGTTATGTAAATAATGATCCAGAATTTGATAAAGGCGTTATGCCTCATATCATGCAAAGCTTTCATGATGTTAAACATGTATTAGATCGTTGTATAACAAAAGTTTATGCACAAGAAGCTGGACTCTATTCCAAACATTTAGGAGTAGCGGGAAGAGTAGATTGTGTTGGTCAGTGGGAAGGAGTTGATGCTATTATAGATTATAAGACTTCAAAGAAACTGAAAAAGAAAGAATGGGTACATGGTTACTTTATGCAATGCGCAGCTTATGCTGTCATGTGGGAAGAAAGAACTGGAATGCCTATAAAAAAATTAGTAGTATGTATAGCCGTAGATAATGAAGACCCACAAGTTTTTGTCGAAGACAGGGATAATTGGACTGAAAAGCTTATAGATACTATTGCAGAATATAAAAGGAGAAAAGGTTTATGAACGAACCAAGAGTAATGCTTGCTGTCGGCAATGAATTTCCAGAATGGGAGTTAGATGGTGTTGCTGGTACAACAAGCGAAATACAAAGAATAAGCGGCCAAGGGCAAGTTGGATGGAAGGTATATTATTTTTATCCAAAAGATTTTACATTTATTTGTCCAACTGAAATATGTGCCATGGACGATATAAGAGATGAAGCTACTGTATTTGGAATAAGTGGCGATAATGAACATTGCAAAGTTGCATGGAAGAATTCAGATGAAAATCTAGGTAAAATTAAACATACACTCTTAGCTGATGTAGGTTTAAACCTAGCTCATTCTGTAGGTGTGGTTGATAGTAATAATGAAGTCTGTATGAGAGCTACATTTATTGTAGATCCACAGAATATTATTCAATCATTAAGTGTAAATGCTTTAGACACTGGTAGAAGTGCTAAAGAAATTAAAAGAACTCTCATGGCATTAAAAGCTGGTGGATTAACTGGCTGTCAATGGGAAGCAGGAGATACGTTCGTAGGATGAATTTAACTAAATCAACAAGCGCATATAAAGGTCCGTTACTCGAAGCTTTAATAAAGAAATTAGAAGGTGATATTGCAATTGCCCAAGCTAATGTAGAAGTATATAAGAGTAATTCAATTGGTATCGGAGAACATCCCGGTATTGTTGAAGCGATGGAAACTGAAATTGCTAAAATAGCTGAAGCTGATGACAAAATAGCGACCATTAAGAAATATTTTTAATTATAAATAGATTATATCGTTTACTTTTTACTAAAAATGTGGTATAATATATTAAATGAAAAATTTCGCAACATATCTATCAGAAGCTAACAGAGGTCTTACGATCTTTGATATCGATGATACTATGTTTAAGACTAAGGCGAAAGTCGAAGTCGTAAATAAAAAGACTAATAAGAAGAAAGAACTCACACCTAAGCAGTTTAATACATATAAACTAGGAAGAGATGAGGATTTTGACTTCGGCCAATTTAAGTCGGCAGAAATATTTAACAAAACTGCTATGCCAATTGGCAAAATGATTTCTAAGTTTAAACTAATACTTAAGAATGCTGTTAAAAAAGGTTCAAAGGTTATTATTGTTACAGCAAGAGCTGACATGGACGATAAAAAACTTTTTCTAGATACTTTTAGAGCGCATGGAATAGATATAGATAAAGCTCACATTTATCGAGCTGGTAACTTAGGACTAAAGGGAAGTGCAGATGCAAAAGCACAAGTATTCAAACAATTTCTTGATACAGGAGAATACAGTAGAATAAGACTATTTGATGATGATGTCAGTAATTTGAAAGCATTACTATCTCTCAAAGATGAATATAATGATGTAGACTTTGAGGCATGGAAAGCCGATCGTAAAGGAAAAATAAAAAAGGTGAAGTAATGCCAACTAAATTTAAACCATCACAAACAGTAAGACTCAGAGGAGCAACTAAAGCAACAACTACTAATTATTATATTAAAAATATTTCTCAAACAGAATTATTTGAAGCATTAAATAATAGTAGTACAACTCCTAAAAGAAAACAAAAAATTAGAAATGAATTAGTTCGTAGAGGAATTAAAATAGTTATGGTACCTAAAAATGTCTAAACAATGGCATGGTGGTAAAGGAGATACACCAAGAGATCCAGATCATATTAAATATAATGATGGATGGGAGCGTATATTTGGAAGAAGTAAACCAGAAATTAAAGCTAGGAAAATTCAACCGTCTCATTCAGTTACACAAACTCATAAAGATAAATCAAAAGTAATTCCTAGAAATTATAAATATAAGAATATAGAGGAATAAATATGGCAGATGACTTATTAAAATTTGACTTCGGATTTACTGCAGTAGATGAAAGTGAACTTGACGCAGTACAAGAAGTTGCTAATAAAGCTACTTCAGCTTCTACCGAAGCAAAAAATTTAGAAGAGAAGCTAAATAATCTATATAATGCAATTCAACCGTTACTTAGTAACTTAAAACAAAACCCTGAAAAGGAATATATATTGTGGCCAAATAGAACTGAAAAAATTGAGGCATTTGAGGACCACATTAGGAAAATAATGAAATGAACATAGATAAATTAAGAGAGCAATTAACAATTGATGAGGGTAAGGTAAATGAAGTTTATCATGACCATCTTGGTTATCCTACTTTTGGTATCGGCCATCTTGTGCTTGATAGCGATGAAGAAAGTGGAGCGCCTGTGGGAACGTCAGTTTCAGAAGAAAGAGTAATAGAATGTTTTGAAAAAGACGTCGAAGCTGTTTTAGAAGATTGTGAAAAGTTATATAAAGACTTTGATGAACTTCCTGAAGAAGCTCAACAAGTTATTGCTAATATGATGTTTAATATGGGATTAACTCGTTTGAGTAAATTCAAAAAAATGAAAGCAGCAGTAGATGACCGTGATTGGAAAGAAGCTGGTGTACAAGGTAGAGATTCTCGCTGGTATAAACAAGTAACGAATCGTGCCGAAAGATTAATGCAACGTTTAGAAAACATATAGGAGAAAGAAATGATTTTAGATATATTAGGATCAGAAGGAAACTTAGCCTCAGCAAGTAATGTTGATCGCGCAAAGTTAGTAAGAGTATTAAATAATAAAACATCAGTGCAAGTAATTACACTTAAAAACGCAGGTGGAACTACACTTGGTACTATTACTTTAGCAGCTGGAGAAGTAGTTATTATGGAAAAAGAACATACTGATACTTTAACTGGTGCAGCAACATCATTAGCAGTGGCAGTAGCATATAAAAATTAATGGCGTACTCACGTAAAGTAGTAGATCGATTTGAGGATGTTTTAAACAATCCTGAAAAACATGGTGTTGGAAGATTCGATCCAAAAGACCCCAATGTAGTTACTGGTTTAGCTGGTGCACCTGCATGTGGTGATGTTATGAAGCTAGATTTAAAATTAAATCCAGATACTGATGAAATACTTGACGTGAAATTTAAAACATATGGATGTGGTTCAGCAATTGCTTCATCTACTATGTTTATTGAAATGCTAAAAGGTAAAACATTATCAGAAGCTAAGGAAATAAAAGATAAAGATATAGCTGATGCTTTACAATTACCACCAATAAAACTACATTGTTCTGTATTAGCAGAAGAAACTATTAGACATGCTATTAAAGATTGGGAAGAAAAAACTTCTCATCGTAGACATAATAACCCGCCAAAAGAAAAGTGGGAGGATCCAAATGGCTATGGATACTAAAGGAAACTCCTATGGAACTCACGGATAAAGCAATTGAAAAACTTATTGAAAAAACTTCGCCAACACGCGACATCATTCGGATTGGTCTTACTTCTGGTGGTTGCGCTGGGTTCGAATATATTTTTGATTATGAATCCACAATACGATCCAACGATACAGTGTATGACTATGGCGCATTCAGACTTGTCATCGATTCAGTGTCAATACCCTACTTCGAACATGCATCCCTAGATTATGTTATCGAAGGCATAAACGAACAATTCAAAATCATCAATCCTGATGAAAAATCCGCATGCGGATGTGGTGTTTCCGTACAATTCTAAATTCCAACTTGTATAAATAGATATATGAGTGATATTTTCACATTGATTGCAGACGTCGGTGCGCCTATAGCTGGTGCAATAGTTATGGGATTCTTTATATTCTTAGTATTAAAACAAATACTAGAAGGTATAGTAGACCAAATCGGAACGTTAACTATGTTTTGTGAAAGTTTAGAAAATAGAGCAAGAACTATGAGTAATGAAATGATTAAAATTGATATGTTAGTTTCTTCTGCTTTAGAATTAAGACCTGATATTGAAAGGGTTGCAAGAGCAGAAAACTTTATAGAGGATGGTAAACTCGACGTAAGAAGAGACTAATGGATATAGCTCAAGCAATATCCGATTACGGGTTCCCAATTGTTATGGCAGTTGGAATGGGTTATTTTATATACTACATTTGGTGGTTTATAGGGGAAAAAATAGACCCAGCATTAGAAAAAATGCATTTTGCTCTTATAAGAGTTATTGATCAAACTAGGATGTTAGATCAAGACTTAATACGACTACAACAAAAGGTTGATGTTGTATTAGAATATCGTGAAAACGAAAAAAAGAGGAAAGAAAATGAAAAAAATACTCGCAATACTACTGATGCTGACAATCAGTCAGATGTCGGTTGCTGACGAATTAGTTCATAAATTTAAGTCACCATCATTTAGTGGTATTGGACAGTCATCACACTATTTAACTATTGAAAACCAAGAGTTTTCTCGTAAACAAGCTATAGCAGAAGATATAGAATCTGCTTTATTAGCAGCTCAAAGAGAAGAAGAAAATTCTACGCTCGCCAAATTTATGCGTAACCTTGAAAGTAGGATATATGCGCAATTAAGTAAACAATTAGTAGAAAAATTATTTGAAACATGTAGTGCCGAAGCTGTAGCTGCTGGAACATGTTCAGAAACAACATTTGGTAGTTTTGTCCTTGAAGGTAATACAATTACTTATCAAAAAACTACATGTGATGCAACGCTTTGGGCTTGTACTCAGGGAGATCAAGTTATTGTTATGACAATATTAGCAGAAGATGGAACGGAAACTCAAATTGTAATACCGATTGGAGCAGGAACAGCAGGTAGTGGAACAGGTTAAAAAACTAAGTTTAATATTTACAATCATACTCGTGTCAGGATGCGCGAGTATTCCTAGCATGACTGATTCATGTAAAGGAAGTTTAATGGAATATTACGGAGAATGCGTTGAAGCACCTGAAGTAGTAAGGATGCCAACATTCCAAGAATTATATGATCTACCAGCTCCAGAAAAACAACCAGTAGTAGCAGTATATAAGTTTCCTGATCTAACAGGTCAAAGAAAACAAAAAGGTGATGTTGCTATGTTTAGTACTGCAGTTTCTCAAGGTGGAGAAACAATGCTAATTGATGCATTAAAAACTGCAGGTAATGGAACATGGTTTAGAGTAGTAGAAAGAGTAGGAATAGACCACTTAACAAGAGAACGTCAAATCGTTCGAACAACAAGAGAACAATATGGAGAAGAAGATAAAACAGGTTTAGCGCCACTTCTTTTCGCAGGAATCATTCTTGAAGGAGGTATCATTGGATTTGATACTAATATCGAGACTGGAGGAGCAGGAGCTAGATATCTAGGAATAGGTACATCACGTGCTTATCGTAGAGATATAGTTACTGTTCATTTAAGAGCCGTTAGTACATTGACGGGTGAGGTTTTATTAAATGTACAAACATCAAAAACTATTTTAGCAGTAGCGAATGGTTATGATGTTTTTAAATTCGTCGATATGGAAACCCAACTTGTAGAAATAGAAGATGGGATAACTGAAAATGAATCGGTAACGCGGTCACTTCGCTCATGTATTGAAGCGGCTGTGTTAGAGCTTATATACCAAGGTCATGATAATGACTTTTGGGTAATTAAAGATGGGCATCGTCATCCACATGGAGAACATGGGAAAAACGATAAACATCAAATAGAGGAAAATATAAATGAAAATGCAAACTAAAATATTAGCATTTGCGATTTTATTATGTAGCCCTGTATTTCTGTTCGCTGGAGCAAATGATAATAAAATATTATTAGACCAGAGTGGTGACACACTAACATTAACCATTGATCAAATTGGTTATGGTAACAAGTTGTGTGGATCTATGTCTGGTAGTGATTGTGCTACAGATTGGACTTTAACCGGTAATACTGTAACAATGGACATTGATATGATTGGTAACTTAAACCAAATCTTCGGACCAACTTTATTTGATAGTACTGATGTTGACTTAAAGTTAACTGGTAACTCAAATATATGGGATTGGAATGTTGGTTATGGTGGAAGTGCTGATTCATCAACTGTTGACGTAGACATAACTGGATCTTCAAACACATTTGATATTGACTGGGGCTATGCAGCTTCAGCTGAAAGATTAAATATGGATCTAGATATTACAGGTGGATCAAATGTTTGGGATATCAATATAGATGCTGACGACGTAACGTGGGACATCGATGTTATTGGTAGTTCAAACAATTTTGCCACAACACAATCTGATGGAGCGTATCAATCAATTACTTTAGAGTGGATTGGTAGTTCAGGGGATATAGATATTCTACAAACATCAGGAACATGTCCTACGGGAGTCTCTGGTTGTTACGGAATTATAAATGCAGATTTTGATAGCGAAAATGCAGTTGTTAACATTAAGCAAAAAGATACTGGCGATTAGTCTATTAGCTAGTTCTTTTGTTTATGCAGAAGAAATTGCTGATATCACAGAACACAAGGGCAGTGGTGGAATCACCCGTCAGGGAGAATCATTCGCCACTGAACTTGGACTGGATGTCATGCAAATGGATGAAATAGAAACGGCAAAGGGAAGGCTTAAATTAACATTCCTAGATGATACAGTCTTAAGAATGACTGAGCATACAAAAGCAGTACTTACTAAATATTATTATGATCCATCGAATCCAAAGAGTAGTTCGATGACTATGAAGTTCGTATCTGGTACTGCAAGATTTGCTACAGGCGGATTAGGATTAGTACCAAAAGAGAATATAATGCTAGAAACGCCAACTGCGACGATAGCAATAAGAGGAACAGATTTTACTACATCAGTAGATGAGTTAGGAAGAAGTTTAGTTATTCTCTTACCAGAAAAAGAGTGTACAATAGATGGTGATTGTAGTCCAAGTGGATCAATTATAGTTACCAACGAAGGTGGACAAGTAACTCTTACAGAAGCTTATCAAGCAACTATGGTATCGAGTATAGGTACTATACCAACTCAGCCAGTTGTTTTAGATAATATTAATATGAATATGATTGATAATATGTTTATTGTTAATCCTCCAAGAGAGATAAGACAAATTGAAGAAGAAGATGGAAGTGGTGGAGATAATAATTCTGATGGTGGTCTTCTTGACTTCACTGATCTTGATATAAATTATTTAGATGATGACTATTTGGCTGAAGACGATTTAGAATTTAACGAGTTAGATATGGATCTACTCGATGTTGATTTTTTACAAGATGTATTAGTTGCTTTAGAAAAAGTAAGTGTACTAAATAGAACATCAAGTACTGGTGACGCATCAGATATATCTGGTACAAGACTTGGGTTTGATAAAGAAACTCAGTATAACACTATTATAGATAGTGGTGCAGGACAAATTTGGTTCTATAGAGAAGTTAATGGTATAATCTCTATTAAGATACCGGTTGGAACAAATGCTACATTGGAGAGCGAAAATGAAGGGAAAAAGAATCTTATTACTGTGGGCGACGGTCAGTCTGTCGTTATCATCATACGTCAAGGCGGGTGATGAACATAACCATGTCAATATAGATCAAGTTAATTCAGGAGATAATTTAACTCTTGGTATTGAACAGATCGGATATGAAAATCTTGTTAAATTTTCTTTTGATCATGACAGTAATACAATAAATCTATTGCAAGAAGGCAATCATATGTATATTGGTTGGACTGATGCATGGGGTTCAGGTTATTCTTGGGGTGGAGATTTAGATGGACTTAGAAATGAAGTTGATATTCGTCAAAAATGTTCTTTAACTAGCTGTGCTGATAATGATTTTCAATTTCATATTTTAGGAAATGATAATAAAGTCGTATTTGGTCAAGGATATGAAAATAATAATAGTTTAACACCAAATTGGAATTATGATAATAACGAACCCGGTGGGAATTTTGTTAGATTAGATATCCATGGTAATGGTAATGAATTTAAAGGAAGCCAAAAAATGGATACTGCTGGAATTCAACACTCTATTACTGCAAACATATATACAAATAATAATGATGTATTTATTAAACAAATGCAAAATGGTAATAAAACCTTCACTATGACAATTAGAAATTCTGATGGTAATGAAGTTAATGTTACCCAAAAAAATAATGGAGCTCATACAGCAGTTGTAGACTTATTAGGATCTCAACCAACAAATTTAGCTTTAATTCAACGAGGTAATACAAATCAATCGTATACCTTATCACAAAATTGCTTAACAGTTGGTGGATGTAATATAACAGTTACTCAAGGAAATTAATGAATATTAATGGAAAAGTCAAAGCAAGTCAAAAGAAGTTTTACAACTTTAGTAAGAAGACCTTACCAGGATGCTATTGCAGTAGTTCTGAAATGCTACGATCATCATATTGAAATGGCAGCAAAAGGAATAGATCCAGACTTTCATAAAAAACAAGCTGCTAGACTTAAGACTTGGACGATAGAACAAAAAGATTATATTGTAGAAATAGAAAAACAAGAAGTACCAGATGGACGATGGAATTGGTATGGATTAGGAGAAGAAGATGAGTAAATGCCCAGAAGATTTAGTTTGTTTTACAAATGAAGAATGGATAGAATTCTTAACTGAATATGAAGTAGAAGTTATAGATGAAGTAGCAAGTTTACCAGGAACATCAGGAGATGCTCAAGCAGTTGCTGATTTTACTTGGCAAGTATTGTTTTTAACTCCATGGGAATTAGCTTATATTGCGTTACCTATGGGTGTACTTGCATTTTATGGATTAAGTATATACGCAATATTTAAATATATCCAAAGGAAATTTTCATGAAGGTAATACTATTGATATGTGGATTATTTGTTTCTACTGCATCATGTGCTTTAAACCTAGATCTTAAAGCAGTAATAGAAGATACAAGATATGATCCATACGAAATTCCGGAAGAAAGAAAGTATTTCCAAAATTTAGAATATAATGAGCCTCCAACAAAAGGACAATTGAGAGCGTTTTATATTCTTCATGCTCTAGATGTAATTACTACATACGAAGGTTTAAAATCAGACCCTAATGTAAGAGAAATGAATTTTCTTTTTTATAACAATGATAGACCTTCATTAGGAGAACTTCTTCTATTTAAATCTATAGTATTACCAGTAATTGCAAATAATGTAAATTCAGAAGTAATGCAAACTTCCAATATTATGATAGCTTATGCTATAATAAACAATTATGAAATATATAACTAGTATATGGTCAACGCTTGCTTTAGTTGTTATTTTAATTGGAATAAGAATAGCTGATCCTCAGATTTTAGAACAAATCAGATTAATATCATTCGATAATTATCAAAATACTTTAGAAGTAAAAAAATCAGATCAAATTATAATAGTTAATATTGGCGAAGCTGCCTTAGGAAAAAATGGTCAATGGCCTTGGCCTAGATCTTATATGGCTCAAACTATAGCAGATTTAAGATCTAAAAATGCTGGGTTGATTGGTATTACTACAATGTTTCCTGAAGAAGATAGATTTAAACAAGATGAAATATTATCTCAATATCTACAAGGAACTGTTTTAGCTCAATTAGGAGATACAAACGGTCGTAGTGAAAAAGGACCTTATGTTGGTACAGCAATCTTAGGAGAAGGAGAACCTACAGATTATATGTATACATTCAAAGGATTAGTATCAAATATATCAATACTAGAAGATGCTACTTGGGGAGTAGGATTAGTTAACGGAGCTCCTGAAGTTGATAATATAACGCGTCGAATCCCATTAATAGGCAATATAAACAATCAACCTTATCCTAGCTTTTCACTAGAAATGGTCAGAGTGCTTCAAGATGAGATGTCATATTCAATGAGAGTTGGATTAGATGGAATTGAAGATATAATGATACCTCCTTATGCTCCTATAAAAACTGATTCTACTGGTTCTGTTTGGATTAATTATTCGAATGAATTTGATACTTATGAATATGGAGAAGAAATACCTAACTTACAGGCTAAAATAGTATTACTTGGAGTTAGTGCTGCTGGTATACAGCCTCAAGTGGCAACTCCAGCTGGACTTCTTTATCCTCATCAGATTCAAGGTCAGGTTCTTCAGACGTTGATGAATGGAGATTCAATATCGAGACCTCAGTGGGCTGATGCTGCTGAAATTGGAATAAGCTTAGTTGTTGTGGTGCTGCTGGTATTGTCAGTTTATTATCTTCCGATATGGGCTTCCGGAATTGCATTCTTCGCCGGGATAATCTCCTCAGCTGGAATTGTCTATTATTCATGGTCCGAATCTCTGATACTCCTTGATCTAACCTTTCCACTTATATTATATATACTTTCTTTTACTTCAGCAGCCTTTAATAACTTTTATAAACAATTTAAATTAAGACAACAAATAAAAGGACAGTTCAGTACTTATATATCACCTGACTTAGTTAATCAATTAGTCAAAAATCCAGATCTTATGAAACTTGGTGGTGATAGAAAAGAGATGACATTCTTATTTATGGATATATGTGGATTTACTCCGATATCAGAACACTATAAAAACAATAACGATCCAGAAGGTTTAGTAGAATTAGTTAATGAATTCTTAGATAAAATGACAAAGATCATATTAAATAACGGTGGTACAATCGATAAGTATATGGGTGATTGTATTATGGCATTTTGGAATGCTCCTCTTCCTTGTAAGAATCATGCTGAAATGGCTGTACTCAGTGCATGTGAAATAGAAGAAGAAGTTAAAGATCTACAGAAGGCATATGAAGATCGTGGATTACCACCTATTAATGTAGGTACTGGTATTAATACAGGAACATGTATTGTAGGTAATATGGGATCAGAAAAAAGATTTGACTATTCAGTCATAGGAGATGCTGTCAATTTAGCAGCTAGGCTAGAAGCTACAGCAGCCAGAGGAGAATATATTAACAATAAGACCATTATATCCCGTGATACCATGCTACAATGTGGTCCCGGTTTTGCCTTCTCTGATATAGGTACCATAACAGTGAAAGGTAAGAGTGAACGGATCACTATCTACAGCCCTACCAAACTGTGAAAAGGGCCCTCTCGTGAATCTATCAAGGTAAACCCCCATACACTTTAAAAGAAAGTGACTCTCTGTGCGACACTATATACTATTCAGTTATATACTTATACTTCTGTAAAAAAAAGTGAAAAAAGTGAAAATAATCCTTTACATTTGCTAAGAACTATGGTATAATATACATATAAAAATTGATAAAGGAGTAAAAATGGAAAAAGTTATATTTGATGTTGATGGTACCTTAATGGATATCGAACACAGAAGACATTTTGTTTCAGGCGCTATGAATGACTGGAAATCATTTTTAGATCCCAAAGTAATGAAAGGTGATAGTCCTAAATGGGAAGTAGTTAATACTGCTGTTGCTTTGCATAATTCTGGCGTTGAAATCGTAGTTGTTTCAGCTAGAAATGAAAGACACAGAGAAGTTACTGAAGCTCAATTATCAGCTGCTGGAGTTAAATTCCAACACTTGTTTTTAAGACCTGATGATGACTTCAGATCAGACGTTGAATTCAAATCAGAAGTTTTCGATCAGTTGGTTAAAGCTGATTGGACTCCAGACTTGGTGTTTGATGACAGAAATTCTGTTGTTGAAATGTGGAGAGCAAAAGGCGTTCCATGTTTTCAAGTAGCAGAAGGAGATTTTTAATATAAATGGAAGGATCAAAATTATTTACAGAAAACGATAAGAAGTTTACTTCTAAAAATACTCTTGTTACTCGTGATAGAGAAACAGGTTATATAACATATTTCCCTTTGACTGCTAAAGAGGTAAAATTAGCTCTTTCTCAGAAAGATTCTGATTGGGATATAATGTGTGAATCAGTTTTAGAAAGAAACAGATTAGTAGAACCTAATGCCAAAAGCATAAAAGGAAACTATGATCTTATATGGTTAAACGGAAGACCAGTTCATTGATTACGATGAAAATGCGCGGTATAGTCAACCCGTCCACTAGAGTGGCCACAAGACCAAATGACAATTGTGACGTGGAAAGCATTACATCTAGAGAGCTAGAACGCAAGTCCAGAAGTGGATGTTTATCGGCTAGCTCTCGATTCTTTGAAAAAAAAGTGAAAAAAAGTGAAAATAATCCTTTACATTTGCTTAGAAGTATGGTATAATATACATATTAGATAATAAAAAAGGGTATAAGGAGCCCCAATATTATGGATAGATTAGCATTAATCAAAAAAATAGCTGAAGAAAAACAGGCCAAAATCAATGAAGAAGCAGAATTTCAAGCTTCAATCGTTAGACTAGATGCACGTAAAGCTGCTAAAAAAGAAGCAGATAAGCTCGCTCTCAAAGAACATAAAAGACTTACAAAACAAGTCAAGAAAGCAGGTAAAGCTGCTCCTAATAATTTTGATATGTTCAAACCAGAAAACATGTACTATTCAGATAAAGAAGTATCTTCTTATTTAGAAGGTTCATCTTATATGGATGCGTACAATGCAAATAAATCAGCTGACGGAGACTACTAAATGAAGAAACTTGTAATACAAACTCAATACCTTGAAAACTACGGAGATTCGAAAGACCCGTATATGAAGTTTAAAGGCGGCGATACGTATGTATCAAAAGGCGTCGTTGGCGATAGTCCTAACGATATTGCTACACTCGTAGCAAAGGTTAAACCTTATATTACTACCGACTTATTTAAGTCAAATGGTGGTTGTGAAGAATATATCACTAATGTCAGCGTTGAACCTCTTTCTAAACAAGTTACTGAAGATTGGGATACGCCTACTGAATTTAGTATAATTCAATGGATATCCACAACAAATCATATGATTAACTTTATAAAAATCACTGATAATCGTGGAGAGTACGGTTTTAGAAAGAAAGAAATCCTTGAAGTTACTGAAACTTGGACAAACAATCGTGAAGATTATAAAGCTGAATATCTCATGGAAGATGGAGATAGCGTAGTCGGCGATGCTGGCCTTAGAGAATGGTTCGACATTCAAGAAAAGGTAGCTTAAGAATTAAATATACTGTAGAGGAATATGCTTATAACAAAAAAATATAAAAAAAGTGAAAATAATCCTTTACATTTACAAAGAACTATGGTATAATATAACTATATTGATAATTAAATAAGGAGCGATAAATGAAAAATATCACAAAAGCGATAAGCCAAATCGATAACATGGCAGACCTAAACGTTGTAATCTCAGCGTTAAAACAACAACAAAAAATCTTAAAAGCTCAAGGATCTCGTAAAGCGAGAGCAACCTTTAGAGTTGGAGATATTTGTAATATCAGATCAAGATCTGGATTAGAAAAATGCGAAATCACAGATATTCGTAGAACTAAAGCGAGCATCAAAATTGGTAATAACCATTACACATGTTCTCTTACAATGTTGGAGGCTATATAATGCCAAAAATGTTTCAACATGATTTATTTGGCGGTGGCGAACCGATTCAAATAGAAATCGAAATCAGTGAAGAGCAACAAGCTCATTTGGATGCTGCAGCAGACGCAGCATCTGAAGATCACTCAATATGTACATGCGGAAAACTTATTGTTGACTGTGATGAAGCATATGAACATATTACAAGTGGGTGCTAACATGTTTATAGCTAATTTTTTAACACTTGAAAAAACAAACTATAATGTTCAAGTATCATTTTTTGATTACTTACATTATTTAATTAACAAAAAATCTTTCTTAGAGAAACTAAGTGAAGAGTATAGAACTGACTTTTTTGGTTCATTTTATTTTAAAGGAGTATTTTATGTTAGAAATAATATCTGATAATATCGAATATGAAATCGATGATAGCTTTTCTTCTGTAAATGGATCATCGTATAAAGGTGAAATTACAACAACGTATGATAAGTTAAGCCGTCTTTTTGGTAAACCAACTGTATCTACTGGCGATCCATATGAAAAAGTTAATACTGAATGGGTTATTTCAGGCAAAGTTTTCTACATTGATCAATGGGGAGAAAAAGATTACGAATACGTAAATGCAACTGTTTATAATTGGAAAACTGGATATACTCCTACTGAAGAATATGGCTGGCATATTGGTGGTAAAAGCTGGGATGCCGTTGAATTAATAGAACAGATTCTTGAAGGATCTGTAGAACCGGAGTATAATGCAAATGACTAGAATTAATAATATTAAAGGACGTGGTTCAGAAAACTACGTATTTACTGCTCATACAGGCAGTGCAGGGGATATGCTTGAATTGGAAAATATTCGTAAAGCTATCAAAATAGTTAACAATGATTTAAGACGTTACAAATACGGATCCCGTCAAAAGAAAGACGGGTATGGGAGTCCATATTCTCAATTCCGTGTTAAGTGTCAGGCAAGAGGACCTCGTACTAGAGCTGCTGTTGCTGATGGTAGGAATCCTAGGGCTTACGATCAGTCCTTACCTATGCGACATGCTGAGCGCCTTGATGTTTATATATACGAAATATGAGACTTTTAAAAGAAAATTATGGTGATGTGCGTATCTTTCAAGATAGACCGTTTGGCTATCGTAGATACCATGTCGTTTGGAATGACGGAAGAGAAACAATGTATTCCGGACTTTGGTATAGTTATGCTAAGGTTAAAGCGATTGTTGAAGGAGAATTAAATGGGTGAACATAACGATAAAGTCGAAAGACAAAGGATTTTATTAGAAGCCGAGGAATGGGCAGGAGGAGTACGTTCATTGCATACTCATAAAATGCAATCTATGTGGTATGACGATCGTCCTCAAGATACTCAAGATTCAATGGTTACTGATATTCAGTATAACGATGGAAGAATTGAAAGACGAAAGGAAGGAAAAGTTATTCATGTATTTGGTCAAGCAGTTAGAGGCGAAGAGCTTATGAATGCATATCTAAGAGGCGGTCTGTGATCCCAATTGAAATGAATTCTGTTCAAGGCGGTTTACAAATGATATACAAGTTTGATAACGGGTATGGCGCTTCAGTGATTCAACATGAAGGTTCTTATGGAAGTCATAGAGGAAAATGGGAATTAGCTGTTTTATGTCACGGTGCGCTTTGTTATGATACTCATATTACTAACGACGTACTTGGGCATTTAACTTGGTCTGAGGTAGATGAAAAATTAAATGAAATTAATCGTTTACATTTAACTCAAACTATGGTATAATATAACTTATGAGTTCAACAAATTTTTATATGGGTTCGTTACGATACGACCACACGGGTAGGAAAAGAAAAAAACATGCGGCCAGCCGTGTCAAAAAGAAAAGGCCAACATTTGTACCAATGAAGATCGATCCGATCAAACAGCAAGCTGCACATGAAGCAGCACTTCAAAGAGAAGCTGATAAGCAAGACTTTCTGAATAGGCTTTCTAAAATGAAAACCGATGCTACAGCTAAAAAGGAAAGGATGGAATATACAGGTACTTTAGTAAAAGGTATTGCTACGATGCATAAATCTAATGCTGTACCAGTAATCGATGATCAGCATATCAAAGATATTGCTAGGATGAGAAGATGATAGAAAACATTTTCGTAGGACTATTACTAATAGGATCAGCAGCATTTGCGATCGGTAGTAGTATGATAATTGCTGAAGATAAAGAAAAAGCTAGAAAGCTTAAAGAACATTTAAATAATTTACCAAAGTTCAGGGAAGATAAGCCAGGGCCTTTTGATAAATCTAATGTAAAATATTTTGATGGAGATAATACATAAGACAACTTTCGGTGGAGCTCCGGCGCTCCTTATCAATATCAATTAGTCGGAGCTCTGCCACCTTATAGGAAATACAATGGCTAGAAAAAAAGCAGTTAAAAAAGTTAGAACTAGAGCGCAAAGGCTTACTCTAGACGAGCAAATGATGGGTCCAATGCCAACATATGATGTTGGTGCTACTCCAAAAGATCCTGACTCATTTGAATATAGAAAAGAATTAATGAGTGGATTAAGATGGTTTAGTTACTTTTTTGGTCCAAAAGAAAATAAAGAGTATCATTTAAAATTTGCTACTGATATTATGGGTTACACACCTAAAAAAATACAAGCGTTAAAAGCTTTACCTGATTGGAAGTTAAATCAAGGGTTGGGTTCAAGCGTTCGTATGTGGGCTGTAGGCTGGGAATATCCTGAAGCAAAATTAGAAGTATTTAAAGAGCGTATTAACGAGCACTTAGAAAAAGGTAAAGAAATATTAAAAGAAAAGAAAAATGCTCCAGTAAAGAAAGTTATATCTCCTGCTGAAAGACTAAAGGCTAAATTTGATTCTACAATTTATCATGATTGGGACACATTAGTTTTAGATGAATGGATGAATGGAAACTTTGATATTAAGTTTCCTGTATATGATTTATATAGATCTTATAGTCTTAAAGGAGCAGCAATTAATATGCTGCGTGATCTAGTTCAATTTGAATATGATGTAATATCAGATGCGTATAATAAAAAATGCGATCAAGCAATGGAAGCTTACTCTCATGTTAAAAGAACTGATCAAAATAAAATGATCAAAACAATGGATAATATATTTGCAGAGTTACAAAGATTATCAATGTCAGCTACTGCTACAAGAAAACCAAGAACACTTAAGAGGAAAACCTCCGACAAACAAGTTGAAAAGCTTAATTACTGTAAAGATAATCAAGAAGCTCAGCTTACATCAATCAATCCCGTACTTATCCCTGACAAAGAAGTTCTATATGTTTATAATATTAAACAAAAGAATTTATTTATCTATAAAGCTGAGGAAGGTAAGGGATTCGAAGTACGAGGTTCTACACTTTATAAGTGGAATGTTGATGAATCAAAGGTCATGAAACTAAGAAAGCCTGATGAGATACTACCATTAATTATATCTCAGACAGTCAAGCAAAATGATAAGATCATCAAGAGTTTAACCACAAAAGTTAATCAGCCGTCAGGTAGGATTAATAAGGATTGTATATTGTTAAAATGTCTATAAATTTATTAGATGAAAAAATAATGACTAAGAAACGGTTCAATGCAGCCGTAGAATCAGTCGTAGCAGATAAGAACCTATCGTATCTTGATGCTATTAATTATGTCATCGAGAAAAGAGGGATGGATTATAGTAATATAAAAAAATTACTATCAGATTCATTAAAACAAAAAGTAGAAGAGGAAGCAAGATCGCTGAATCTATTAAGAACTAAATCAGGAAATAAACTACCAATATGAGCCAACCACAACAACAACAAGATCAACTAAAATTCCAAAATAAAAAGATCAATGATCAAGCTAAAACAATTGAAGAACAGCAAAAAAGAATTGCTGAATGGATAGAACAACAACAAAATCCAAGGCATAATCAATAGCAATGGATCCGTTTGAAGCTTATAAATTATATAATGCATTACTACTTCATTTTAAACAAGATGGATATAACGCATTGAAGTATAATTTTAAAACTACGGTAACGCCTAAATCATTTTTTGCTAGGAAGGATAAGTTCTTCTTTGCAAAACTTGGTAAGAACTATCCTAAAGAGATTAAACATTACATGGTTGCTAATTTTATTAAAGATAATAATTATATAGCAGACATGCATTCCTTAGAAGGAGAAAAGAATTATTTAGAGTGGAAAAAAATACGTGAATCTATTACGCGTGTGTTTCAAACTGATATAAATAAAATAGTATTAATGATGGAAGAAGAGAACATCTCATACGATGATCTGTTTCTTTCTCATAATAACCAACATCCATTAGTTATACAACTATGGATTAGGGAAGAACTTCATTTAGAAACAATTGTTATACTAAATGATATTCTTGGGTTCATGGATCGTGAAGGCAAGAAGATAACGGAAACAATTATGTGGCCGGATATCTATCGCAAAGTAACGAAATATGCGCCTTTCGTGGAGTTTAACCGCGATAAAATGGTAAATATAATGAAAAAGTCCTTTACAAAGTGACTGAAATGTGGTATAATATAGACTATATAATGAATAAAGTGGATAATTCAGTAAATACAAAATATATGGAGAAAATATGTCATTTGCAAATCTAAAGAGCTCGCGAGGCTCGTCTATCGACAAACTCGTCAAGGCTGCAGAAGCCGTTTCCGAAAGCAAGCAAGATACGAAATCATACGTTGATGATCGTTTTTGGAAGCCTACACAGGATAAAGCTGGTAATGGTTATGCCGTTATTCGTTTTCTTCCTGCTAAAGAGGGGGAAGACCTTCCATGGGTAAGATACTGGGATCACGGATTTAAAGGTCCTACTGGTCTATGGTATATAGAAAACTCAAGGACTTCTATTAATCAAGATGATCCGGTCTCTGAAATGAATTCTGTTCTATGGAATTCTGGAAGAGAAGAGGATAAGCAAACAGCTAGAGACAGAAAGAGACGTTTACATTACATCTCAAATGTCCTAATTGTTTCTGATCCGGAAAATCCACAAAACGAAGGACAAGTCAAACTATATAGGTTTGGTAAAAAGATCTTTGACAAAATTATGGATGTTATGCAACCACAATTTGCTGATGAAGATCCAGTAAATCCTTACGATTTTTGGGAAGGTGCTGACTTTAAAATCAAAATTAGAAAAGTAGAAGGTTGGACTAACTATGATAAATCAGAGTTTAGTTCAGTAGCTGCTCTTCATAATGGAGATGAAGATAGACTAGAAGAAGTATATAATAAAATACACTCATTAAATGAGTTTACTTCTGAAAGTAATTATAAGTCATATGATGAACTTAAAATGAAGCTTAATAGAGTTTTAGGAATTGATGCTGGTATGGAACCGGTTCAATCAGCTCCAGTAGCTCAAGTAGCTGAAGCTCCAACTGTTGGAAATACTGCTGAACCAGTAATGGATTCAACACCAGCGGCTGAGGAAGATGATACTTTAAGTTACTTTGCTAAATTAGCTCAAGAAAATTAATCTTATTAGTTTTGAAAAGGAGTCAGAAATGGCTCCTTTTTTTTATCTGCTTGCATTAGACATCGATATCTTATCGATTTTTTGAGGGTTCTGAATAATAGTTTGATTAGTTGTTTGCTGATTAGAATTACCACCAACAACATTTACAACTTCTTCTTTCGTTACTCCAGTTGCAGCTGCAGCATTTTCCCTAGAAACTATATCTAGTTCTTCACCTTCTAGATTAGTAGGAGCTTGAGCTTCTACAGGAGGAGCTACTTCTTCTCCAGTATCAGGATTTATTCCAGCATATTCATATACACCATCAGGTATAGCTTTAACTGCTAATCCACGTGGGTCAAAGAGTCCATAATCCTTTGATGGATCAGGTAGTATCGCCCTCAAGATGGACTTAATAAGTCTACCCATAATATCCCCAATGCTTTCGAAAGCCCCTGAGATAGTCCCTACAGGATCACTGAAGAGGTTGCCGAAGAAGTCTATAATTCCTTGCCATATATTATTAATACCATCAAATATAGTACCAATCAGTGCAGAGAAACTAAAGCTTTCTAATGTTTCTTTAAAGTTATCAAATCCTAATAAACCTGCTATGAATCCTACACCCTTTTTCAGTAGATCTAATGGTATACCAATCAGTCCTTTTATAACTCCACCAACACCACCGATTATACCAGCAACAAGTTTCTTAAGGAAACCACCTTCCTGATTCTTAAACCCGTCTATGAAGCCTTTAACACCATCGATGACTCCTAAGACTATTTGTATTGGAAGGAATAATCTACCTAAGGTTCTACCGATAGCGGTAAATGTTTTAAATACTGTTTTAAATACATTTCCTAACTGAGCTATAATTTTACCGATTCCACCAGTACCTTTACCTACACCACTAAATGTTTTAGTAATTTGTCCAAAGATAACTGATATTTGTTGGAATCCTGCACGTATATTTTTAACGCCTGCTGTAATAAATCTAAATCCATTACCTAACGCTTTACCTATATTACCAAAGAATCCAAGTTTACCAAACTGACCAGTTGCAGTTCTAAATGTTTTTAAGCCAGAGAATCCAGCTTTAAATGCGTTTTGAATATTTTTTAAACCATTCGTAAAAGGCTTAAATGCTGTTGCAATAGTTTTGCCAATAGATGCAAATCTAGTACTAAATGATTTAGCGATTCCTTTAAAGAAATTCTGTACATTTTTAACAAGATTAGCTAAAGGCGTAGAAATAAATTTAGGTGTTATACCTTTTATTCCTCTACCAAGAATTTTACCTAAAGCTTTAAGAGAATCTCCTAGTCCTAATACAACACCAAGAGCTAGACCTGTCAGAGCTGCTCCTATAGCAACTACAAAACCAGTACCTATCATTCCAAGACCGTCTAGTTCTACATCTCCACCAGCTCCAGGTTCAGTATTTTTGGCTATATCACCAAGTAAATCAAGAGTCTCTTCAGCGCGTTTATTGTTTTCTTTCTGAGTTTCAAGTTCTTGAAGCTTATTACCACTTAAAGCTTCAATAAGACCTTCAATAGCTTCGCTCTGATCTGCTGATAGTTTCTCAGCAGCACCACTTTGAACCATTGACAATTTATTCTGCAGTTCAGCTGTAGCTAAGGCTGCGTCTTCTTGTTCTTTCTGCTCTTTAAGAACTTCAACTATCTTATCTAAACGACTAGTTTGTTCTTCTAGATTTTCTTGTTCTTTATCCATTTATTTTCCGTTAAATGCTTTACCAGCTTCGCTAATACCAAAACAACCTAATGTAACTACTACAAAGGATGTATAAATTGTATCAGATATTTCTAATGGTGTTCCATCCATTGCTGTAACGAGATCAAAAATACCGAATGCAACCATCATTCCAAATGATATAAATCCAACAATAGCTTTTTCATTTACATCGTTGTCATCTAAGAATATATCTAATACTCTTCTTTTCTTCTTTGGTCCAATCGCTTTCTTCTGTGCTTCAGCATCAGCTTTCATTCTAGCAATTTCTTTTTCTTTGTCGTGTAGATTATTAATTAGAGTATCATATTTCTCTAAATCAATTTCTACTTCGTTTCTACTGTCTACTTCGCTCATTTGTATTTCCTATTTTCCCGTTTAATACGTTCATTCTCTTCTTTAATATAGTCTTGTAAAAGAGAAATATATATCTCCCTCTCCCACGGCACCATATTATCTAACTCATTTAATGAATATCCATGATGCTGCATCATTGCAAAATTAGTCTTATAATGGTTTACAAGACTATCGTGCGAGAGGCCTACGTAAAAAAACTTTGGAGTCCTCTTAACTCCGTAGTATTCTCATGTCCGCATTTAGCGCATTTATATTCAACATTATATTTAAGTGATGGCATATCATTAAAAAAGTCTGATACCTTTTGAAACTGTCCACTTGACAAACTTTCAATAAAGTTATTAAGTGATTTATCAGTTTCTTTATCAGCATCATAAACATCTTCTTCGTCATATATTGATTTAATACATGCTTTAAGAAGTTTAAATACTCCATCAACTGTTTCAAGTTCTCCTTCTTTGAAAGAATTAATCTGTTCAAATGAAGGATATCTCATAACAATACCTATCTCATCATTTAATGCTATAGTAATATCTTCATTTTCCACTTCTGGGATGTTGATATCATTTATATTTAATTCAATGTCATTCATATGTTCACAACTATGACATTTCATTTTTAATTCGATGCCTTCACCAACTGATTTACTTCTCAATGCTAAAAATAAAGCTTCAATATCAAATATTGCTAGTTCGCTTACTTTTACATCATCATATATGCAGTTACTAATTACATCTTTGACTGCTGTAAGAATCTGTTGTTGATCTTGAGATTCCATAGCAATCATTAATATTTTTTCCTCTTTTACAAGGTAAGGTCTATATTCAACCTCTTTTCCAAGCGACGGAATAACCGTTTTATACTTGGAGACGTTTACTTGTGGTAAAGCCATAATATATATCTCCTATTATGTAAATAAATCTATCACTGATCTTCCAGTAGAGATAACACTTTCTATCGCATTTTCTTCTACATATTTATCATATGATAGCGTCACTGAAAATTTTTGGATAGTATTTTCACTATTATTATCCAAAGTCACAGCAGTTAAAGTAGTTGGAAACGCATTTACCAACTTTATACCGTAAATCGGTATATTTTTATGATTGATTTGTTGTATAACAACATCAGTCGTAAAATCTTCTTTATAACCAATTTTATAACTATCTAAATTGATTACATTTGATGTCCATGCATCAAACATGTTCTTTATGTAATAATCATTTGTAAGAATAAAGTTAAGTGTAACATCTTCGTCTATAACACCATTAACTTGTTTCTTAGTCATGTCTATGTTTTGATATTCTGTTGTATTTATTTGTCTGCCAGGTAAGACAGCTGATTCACAAAGTAATGATATATCTCTTGGGTCGTTAAATACATTCCCTATACCACCACCTGATGCTAAAGTACCTATTAAGGTAGCAGGATTTTTATTTAACAGAGATAATTTTGGAGGAGTAAAGAATACATTAAACCTATTTTGTTTAGCAACTCCACCTTTTTTACTTATCGTAGCTTTTAATTTATCTATATCCATTTATTAACCTGCGTATTGTTTCCTAGAATATCTCCAAACTGATTGACCTTTAACTTTCTTAAATTGTTCTGTTGGTAAGAATATAGCAATTTCCCAGTCTGTCATTGGTACTCTTACCATCTTAGATTCTACATGATTCATTAAATAATGTTTGAAACATGGTTTAAATTCTTTATATTTTTTTACCCCTTGAAGTAGATTATATCTTAATTTTAATCTAGATCTATCAGTTATATTTTTAGGAGCTGTATTCATTAATTCATCAAGGAATCTAGCTCTTACTCCTGGCGCTAAGTAATGTAAATTAAGACCATAGAAACCACCTTTAGCTGGTTCTACCATAATTGATAGAGGGAATCTATCGTAATAAGGTAATGTATCTTTAAATTTTGGATCGTAAAAATACATATACATATTACCAGAAATAAATTTAGATTGAGGATCTAATGCATCGTCTTTTAATAAAGCCGTTCTACTTACAGTACCTAATTTCTTTACATTTTTTTGAAACCATAGCTGACTATCTCTCGTTCTTGCAGTTACTCCTGCACGAAAGGCTCCAGCTTGTAGTGTATCAAATAAACTTGCCATATATCTATTTATATCAGGATTTTAGTAGTTTGATGCCTAATCCCTTTAAAGTATCTTCTGTCCATACTTGGAATTTCCATCCTTTATGTTCAGCATATTGATTAGCTGCTTCCCATTTATCTTGGTTCTTAATGAATGTATATGCCTCTTGAGCATATCTTTTTGTCTTTCTTTTGCCTTTTTTAGGTGGAACTGTCTCTTTTTTTGGCTTAATTTCTATTAAAAACCGTTTACCATCTTTCATTTCAATAAAAAGATCAGTAAAATACCTATGTACCTTCTTATCTACTTGAAATTTATATGGTATTACAATCTCTTCTGAGTTCCAATACCTTACATTAGGGTTATTATCACACCATTTAAATGTTTGTCTTTCCCAGAGGGAGCGATAGACTACTTTAGTATAGTCTCCAGCATACTTTTCTTTATTTTTTATTGTGTATTTACCTTTATAACTCATGTCTAAACCTTATAAATAACTGTATAGTAATTTTATTTATAAGAGTTTTTATATGGCAATACGATACTTTCCAAAAAAATTAAGTCAGATGGCTGATGCAGGAGCAGATTATATTTCTTTCGAGCTTATTTCGAAAAAAGATCCAGAAGCTTTTGAAACAATCTTTTTATACATGCCACCAGGTATATCAGTTCCTGATGCAGCTACATATAATAGTGTTAATTTAGGTAACATTGGTGCAGCAGGAGCAGCAGCATCTGGTACATCTATTACAGAAGCAGATGCAATCGCAAAACTAACTTCAACAGCAAAGGCTGGTGGTGGAACATCAGGAGATGCAGCAGCAGCGGCTGAAATAAATCAAGGAATAGCTGCAAATCCATATACAGCAGTAGCATTTGAATCAACTGCACTTAGAAATTTTACCTTTAGTTTTAAATTAGTATCTGAATCATCAGATGAAGCTGAAGATGGTAGACTTATTGAAAATACATTTAGAAAATTCTTATATCCTAAAGAAATAGGAGCATTAGCATTACAATATCCACCATTATTTAGAATAAAATTTTATACCGGTGAAGATGAAAATAAATTTATGCCAATGATTTTAGATTCTTATTTAACTACAATGAATACAGTTTATAATGAATCAACTAATATATTCCATAGTGATGGTTCTCCTGCTGAAATAGGTATGGAATTATCATTTCAAGAAACAAAAGTACTTACAAGAGATGATTTATATGGTGAAAGCCTTGATTATAGAAGGGATAGACCCAAAGCAGCTAGTTCAGGAGATGCATAATGGCTTATTTTAGAAAGTTTCCAAAAAACAAATATGATTTTAATCGTGATGGTACATTACAAACCATAGTAGAATTCCATAAATCTGTAAGACCATTAGATTATAAAATTGATAGTCCATCTCAATATCGATTTTATGAAATAAAAAATGGAGAAAGACCAGATATAGTATCTCAAAGATTATATAATACACCAAATTATTATTGGACATTCTTTTTAATTAATGATTTTTTACATGACGGATATTCTTCCTGGCCATTAAGTGCTGAAGCTTTTCATAATTATTTAGAAAAAGAATATGAAGGGTTTGCAATTACAACTAATCCAGAAATTGTACGTAATACTGATCAGCAAATAATTAATTTTAAAGATAGTTTAGCTGGTAGGTTCCAAATAGGAGAAGGTATTCTTGGTTCTATATCAGGAGCACTTGGTACATTAACACAAAAAAATGTTGATATGAATCAATTAATTGTTCAGAATGTAAATGGCGCATTTATTGGTGATCCTGATGCTATTAACGATTCAACAGAAAACATTGATGGTCAAACAACAGGGGATTCAGTTGCTTCATATATAGTATACAAATATGCAGACGCTCCTCATCATTACTTTGAAACGGGTGATGCTGAAGAAAGATATGTATATCCATCAACTAATTTTTCAGAAAATGCAACTACTTATGCGGGTACTGTTCCAACAAATAGTTTATCTTTTAAAACAAATAGGGCTCATCTCTTCGAATTAAATGAAGAAAGATCTAAAATTAGAGTTCTCGATCCTAGATTTGTTGAACAATTTGCAGAAGAATTTGAGACTCTTATAAATGGCTAAACAATTTAATGCGAAGTTAGCATCTGGTTCGTCTGAAGGTTCATTACCATCAGCTTATCAGATAATGCAATTCGATATTACTACAAATGGTGGTGATGTTATTAATATTATTGATTTAATTGGTACTATTAATATAACTGAAAGCTTATATAGATCTTCAATTCAATTAAATGCAACTATACAAGATGGTTTAAACTTTCTAGAAATAAAAAAATTAACTGGTAATGAAAAAATTAATGTTCATTTAAAAACAGTTGAACTTACAGATGATAATTCAGGCGAGAAAAAAGAATTTAAATTAGAATTATATTTAGCATCTATACAAAATTATTCAAAGGCCTCACCAGGCGTACAATATTATGAACTCGTTGCAGTATCAAAGCACTCATGGATTAATCAATTAAAAGTATTAGAACGTTCTTTTCAAGGTTCAATAGGTCAATTAATACAAAGTATATGTAAAAAAGATTTAGAAATTAAACCAAACTTTATTAATACTGATACAAAAGATATTATTAAGGGTATATATCCCAAGCTTAGACCACTAAATGCAGTTTCTTGGCTATTAAGAAATGCTTTTGATAATTCTACTCCGTTTTATTTCTATGAAACAGCAACAAATGGAGTTAATTTTAATTCATATGATAATTTAATCGAAGAAGATACTTATAGAGAATATAAACAAAAGGCTTTTTATACAGGAGAAATGGATTCAAAAGATGCGTATGAAGAAGGAATGTCAAAAATAAGAAAAATATCTTCTGAATTAAATCTTTCTAAATATTTATCTGCATCATCTGGTGCTTATGCTTCTAATATGATATCATTTGATATTGCTACTAAAAAATTAGAAAAAAATGATTTTAAATACGAAGGAAAGAAATTAAAAAAATTAAATAAAAATTTACCATTTAGTCTACAAACAGAATTTCAATCTAAAAAATTAAATGAATTTACTAAGGCAAAGAATCATTTTATATCTACTAATTCATTAGCCTTTGGTAATTTAAGTAATTATCATCAACCATTAGTACCTACACTATTAAAAAATGAAGCTTATCTAGAAAATACTGAGTTTATGACTCATGATATAGAATTAAATGGTGATTTTGATTTATGTGTTGGTAAAAAAATTAATTTAACTCTTTCAAAATCATCTGATCCTGATGAATTAGATGACGAAAGAGGTAATATGGTAGATAAATTATTATCTGGATTACATATTATAACAACTATTACACATAAATTTGAAGAAGAATATACAATGGATGTAAGATGTAAAAAAGATTCTTTAGTATTGGAGCTTGACTAATGAGAGATAATGATCAATTTATAAATGATAACTTTAACTGGTTCTTAGCACTTGTAGAAGATATAGACGATACTGAAATGCTCAATAGAGTAAAAGTAAGAGCTTATGGTTATCATTCAGATGATACTAGCTTAGTTAAAAAGGATGATCTTCCCTGGGCAACTGTTATGATGCCTAGTACATCAGCATCATTTAAAGGGAATGGCTCAAACCATGAGTTAGTTGTAGGTTCTCTCGTTGTCGGATTCTTTCGCGACGGGCCATCTGCACAAGATCCTATAGTATTAGGCAGCATAGCTACACAAACGGAGGGCACGAAAGATATACCAATTGAAGCTCAGCTTAATCCTCCGACGAATAAAGTACATAAAACAGAGGCCGGTCATTTAGTAGAATTTGATAATACAGAAGGCTCTGAACGAATTAATATACAGCATAAGTCTGGTACAACAATTAATATTGCTGCCGATGGTACAGTGAATATATCATCTAGTAATAATACAGTAAATATAGTAGGTAATACAACAGTGACTGGTACAATTCATGCCACTGGGGATATATCTACTGATGCTGGTAACGCACCAACTCTTGCTACTCATAAACATAAAACAACGTCAATGGATACTGGTACAGGAAGTAATTCAGGCAAAACCAATGATTCTTCAATTCCTGATGAATAATAGGTATAAATAGATATATGGCATTAGGAAATAACGCATTATCAGATAAAAGTGGACAGAGTAAAAATTCTTCTGTCGTA